CAAGAGCACCAATAAATTCATTGGAAGCTGTCTTAGTACTTTCAAAGTAAGTTGTATAAATTTGAGTAACCTGCTCATGGGTAAGTCCTGTTCCGTAGTCACGAATAGAAAAGTGTGGTTCCAATTGGTTTGGAAGATGAACATCAAACGGAGTTGATTGCTTGCCTGCGGCAACATGACTGTCCACAGCGTTACATGACAGCTCGCGGATGATAGCACGGATCTTGTTAGCATACAAGCCCGAACTCAAAATACTGAATGCCTTGGCAGATGCTTTGATCTTAAAGTCGCCAATTTCGCCTACGTTGCTCAAAATCGCTTGGTTTTGTGGAGCGGTATTGATAATCATTTGGAACCTTTCTGTGTAGTGTGTTGCTGTCTATGTATTAATTATACAGTGGTTTTACCACTTTGTCAAGTCACATGTTGATAATTTTAAAGACTTTATTTGCCAAAATGCGCTCTTTTCCAAATGCTTCCAATTCCCAAGGCTGTTCAAAATAGTCTTTACGCACTTTTTTACCCATCCAGTAGTAGGTTTTACTGTTGAATTTGTGTTTGATTTGGCCACGTGCATACTGTTTAACGTGAACCATTTCGTGTGCTATGGTCAGCACCAAACGCTCAATATCCAATTTTGAATCTATCACCATTACGAGATACTTTGGGCCCACGTATGTAACGCTACCTCTACATCCGTCATCATTTGCCATACCGCGCTTGGTATAGACATCTAATGTCCAAGAGCTCCGTTTGAGTTTGAGTTCTGCTTCAAAAAATTTGATTACCATTCCAACGAACTCTTTGGTATCTTTGGAACGAATGTTTAGTTGAATGTTCATTTTGAAATAAGGAGTGGTAGTAATGCTTATTATACAGCAATACTACCACTCTGTCAAGTTAGTTATTAAGTATTAAAAAGCGTCGTAGTAGTACGATTGTTTTTCTTTAATACGTGTCAACACCAATTTTTGGCGAGCCTTATTCATGAAGATAAACTTGCCCACCTTTGGATCAATCTTGGTCAAGTCACCTGGCAGGAACTTAGCAGATTCCCAGTCCCAGTCATCGTCATCCATAGATCCAACAATCGCAGGTGCTTCTTCAACCGAAGATGTTCTCTTGCTAGTCGATTCCATATATGGACGACCGTCTTCAAATGCCTTGTAGTCAATACGAACTTGAGTTTGAAGTGGATTGCCGCTCCATTCCTTGGTTTCAAGATGCTTTTGCTCAACCTGGATACCAGCAACTTCCATTTCAATTTGGTACTTGTTGCCTTCGTCAAACTCCGGCTTAGAGTTCAGCATCCTCAATGCTTCCTCTGGAGCTTCATCGTAACGATTCATTTCCTCAACCAGTGCTTTCAACATGTCAAAGTTAAACTGATTGAACAAGCTGGCAATAGCACAGATCTTTTCAATGTATGTTTGATTCTTCAGGTTGTCTTCACAGTATTCGATAATGAAATCGTTAGTCAATCCCTTGTAGTCCAACATGTAGTAGATACGACCAGGACGGTTACGCATGTGGCTGTCAACACGCCACTTGTCGTTACAGGTTAGAATGAACAACTTACGGCTGGGGAAAACACCATCCAACAGCGTTAGGATAGACTCTTGCTCATCGCTATCGTAGACCTTTTCAAACTCATCAAACAAGATAATAGATGGTTGATCAATTTGCTGTAGGAAGCTAAAGAACTTGTCCCCAGTCCAAGGAGCATTGATAACAATAGTAGGCATACCAGTTTCGGCGCCTTTAATTGCCAACTGTTTAGCCAACAATGACTTACCGCTACCTTTTTCTCCAGTCAGCATTACACCAGTAGATGCTGGGCGGTCCAAAAAGGTATTCATGATTCGATCAGCATTCTTTGTATGATCGCCGTAGGTCTTACCTTTAATCTCAAATGAATCAATCATTTCTAGAAACAGATTTCCAAATTGATCTTCTTTGATTGTGTAATTACCGGCAGGCAGTTGCTCATGTAGATCCATTGCTTCTTTTGAAGAAACACGGAAAGACTTGCCTGATTTCAAAAAGTATGCCATTGTATAAAACTTTCAATGAGTAGTGTGGACGAGTGTTTATTATACACAAAAAGAAAGGGCCCGTCAAGGCCCTTTTGGTTAATTATGTTGATTTATTTTTTAGCGGCGGTGGCCTGCTGAGTCATGGCGGCGGCCTGTGTAGCTACCTTTTGTATTTTTTCCAACTGTAAGGCATGTAGTCTTTCAGCTTCTGCTGTAAGTCGTTGGCTTTCTTCGTCAGTTACCTGTGTTGGTATTGTGGTGTTATTATTCATTTAGGTATTCCTTAGTAACTAATATTTATTTTCTTCAAAAAAAAGCACCCGAAGGTGCTTTTGGTTTTTTCTGTTACGAGGTATTTCCTACCCTAAGCGGCTGTTAGGCGGCTAAAGCGAACTGTTCGTCGTTTGCATTTACGTTTTTTGCTTCTACGACCGGGTTACCCCAATCCTACGGCTTCTGCTTTGCCGAGCTGTCCACTTGTTTACTTGTTGCCCTGTCGAAACCATGGCTGGCCCATCAGAAGTATATTGCCACTTGCGTGTTTGCTTCCAGAATACTCGGATCGTCAATATACTTTTGGTGGACCAGGTGGGAGTCGAACCCACGTCCAGAACACTTTTCTCTTTGCTTCATACAGCAATAACCTACAGTATATATTTATTTAGGACAGTTGTCAACTGTTTTGGTTGCGTGTATAGTACATGCGTATCTACAATCTTTGTACTCACGCTGGTAGTCATCCTGGGTTTTCATGACTTGATATTGAAGACACAAATTTTTTACTGCGTCCATTAATATTGGTAATCTAGATAGATCAAGTTTGTTCAACCCTTCAATCCAATTATCCAACGTAGTTTCATAATAATTTTCGATCAGTGGATTATTAAATTCTTTTACCGTAAAACCTGCCGATTCAATTTCTGAAAAGAATTGATTCTTGCTTCTAAATTTACCTTGGAAAAGCGGGTATTCTCTACCTTCGTCAACATCAACAGTAAAATCTTTGATTATGATTTGGTCAACATTATTTTGTAAGTTTTTCAAAACTTGATCACCGTGTTCCAAGTGAAAATAGCTTTCAAAAAATATAGCCACATCGTAATGCTGATCGGGTTTAAAATTGTGTAGGTCAGCGTGATACGTGGGGAAAAATTGATTAGCATAGTCTGCCTGAACTTTGGAAATGGTTACCCCGGTTACATCACAATTTAATTGTTCCTGCAACATTCTTCCAGGTCCGCCCCAGCCACACCCGCAATCTAATACCTTTGACCCTTCCTTGATATAGGGTAATATATCAATTACTGCTTGATCAAAAGGATCAGCTGATTGACTAGCAGTTCCCCAGTGGAAATGCGCCTTTTCGCCGAAGACTATTTTAGCCATTTCGGGGGTAATTGAAGAGTAGAAATCGTCAAGCGTCAATTGGTTGATGCTCCACGACTGGAGAGCAGGCGCTGCCGCCGCCGCTGCCAGATCTATCCTCGCCTTCTACTATGCCAAGATATGATTGACTGCCTGTTGTTCTAGTTGATGTGGCAATATAACAATTTGTCAGATCAATACCTTCTAGTCTATTTTCAAAATCAATTACTTCTTGCTGAGTTAGTCCGGTCCGTGATATTTCAACGTTTTCTTCAATGAAATTTCCAGAACCATCAAATCGATGCACAAACAGCTCGCCCTCACCAGCACGCCAGTAATACTTGTACTGGCTTACACTATTTCCTGTGATTAAGAAAGATACACCACTGATAAATTTATTTGCGATAGATACTGTATCAGGAATAGCAACAGGAAATCTAGAAGTTATCTTTTCATATGAATCAGAGTCCAGTCTAATATAGAATTTTATATTTTCTGTCTGTATTGTAGCAAGATCTACCAATACAAATTCACTAGTGTCTACTATGGAAGAGACTATTTCCGGAAGAGAGCAATTATAAGCGTTAAACAGAGCCTGTAGATTTTCTACGGCTATATGTAGACTGAAATGAGACTCACCATTTTTATTGGCTATCACAAAGGTCCTAGTCTCCGGAGCTGGTAACATCATACTACGGTCCAAGGGAGCTAAGATGTTGAATTTATCTTTAAGACTGTCAAATAACATTATTTTATCACCGCATAATAAAATGGTCCGGAAGACACCCAATAATCACGGCCGCCGCTGGCATTGAGCCAATTTACCTTATATTTGAGGTGATAGATAGTATTAGGAGATACGTTTACCGAAAATCCAGGTACATAACACGAATTTGCTTGTGTATTATACCAATATTCAGTTGTGTTTGCGCTGTCACTCGACCCGATGACAGTGGAGTTATCGGCACTCAGCAATCTTATTCCGGGGGTATTTGCTCGATCATAATAATATGTTCTGTTGCCGTACAAATCGGGGGGACTAGATCTCCAGCCGGCGCCTATTGTGGCGCTGAATCCGTTAACATATAACTTGAGATCATAGCCAATGTCAGGAGTAGTAATTACTGTCGAACTATTAGAGTAGCATTCACTATAACCGCCATCAATCCCGCCATTTTCGCCGTTGGCAATGGTATACCAATAACTATTTGCATCGTGATCGGGTAGGTTATAGTCAAACATATTGGCGTTGAAATAATACTGCTGTTTTATAGCACCCTTTAGAGATCCAGCATTAACATTAGTTCCTGAGTTAGTTACCTTGGCGTTAGGGACTATATCAGGAACGAGGTATCCACGATAATAATATCCCTCTTTGACGTTTTTTCCAGCGGGATAATCACCTCCAAATTCATCTTTGAGGCTAGTCCAGGTAATATTAGTTTGAGGTATGGCCATATTCAGTATTTAACCTATAGTTATCTGTGACGAGACCGTTAAGAAGTCCTCGCCTGACCTTGCTATTACACCATGCATAATGCTTAACGGGCAGTGTATTTACCCAGCAAATACACTAGCAGATCCCGAAGTAATTGAGCCGCCGTCAGTTGAATCACCCACACGGGCCAGAGGTTTCCCGCCTACAAATACAGTTCCAGATCCGGCGTTGATCGCAGCCGCATGTTGCGCTGAACAATTTTTACCACCATATCTATGTACAACTGTGGGATCTCCGGCACACTCCACTGCAATGCCATTGGCAAACACCTTAGCGCCTGCGCCTGAAGGCCCGGTTATTGTAGTTGATCCGTCACACCCGTGTCCGGTAGATGTGCTGTCTCCTGCTCTCGCTACTGCTGGCATAATATCCCTTAAATATTTCGAATTTTTGTAATATAAGTTCTTACTTTGTCTAATGAATTGGATTGGACATTTATAGGAGCATCAGTAGAATGATTATCCAAAATCTTTCCTTTTTCTACATTTTCTCTATAAAAATCAATTAATGGTATTATATCTTTGTTAGCAATAACCGATACTGATTGAGCAAGACTATTTAATGGAGCCACAAGGTTGTCTGCCGAAGTTTTAAGGCTAGTAGAAGATGTTGCTAATGTGTCTATACTAGTTTTAAGACTATCAACTGATGAAATTAAAGTTGCCTGACTACTTGCTATGCTCTGAAGAGAGACTGCGATGTCCTCCAGATACTGGCTGTAATCAAACGCCACTCCAGTATTTGGGCTTTGTGAATAGCTAGGTGACGGTCGAGTTATTCCAGTAGACATACTATTTCCTTAAAATACTATTTATAGTACTAAACCAGTAGTACTTTCCATGTATTGTTTAGCGGCATCTGCTTTTGGTTTACATACCATAGTGATGGCAGTTTGACGAATCTTAATGTCTTGATTCTTGTCCTCGCCTAGGAAGATCCAAGGAATTAACCCCAGTCCCTGTGCGTTGAATGTAACAGCAAGCGGCTTGCTGATTACGAAGTCTGTACTGGACTCTGATTCAAATCGAGCGATAATTTCCTCACCGCCAATTAGTTTAATTGAGACTACGTCTCCCTGTGTAAAGCCTTTATCGATTAACATATCGTTCCTTTTAAATTTCTAATCACGACCCTTGGCTAGATTGGACATAGTCCTCTACCATTGGAAAAATTTTAGAAATAACAACAGCGCACTCACGTGCGATTTCCATGTGTTCTTTCTGTGTGCCATTAGCACTACGTAATTCAATATAGTGTACCCAAGAGCGTAGCGTACCATTCATATACATACGGCTCACTGTAAGACCTTCTGGTAGGACAGCTCGAGCCTGTTCTTTAGCAATGCCATTGTCGATGGCCCACTTGTATTCTTTCTTAACTGCGTATAACACACGCTTCTGAGCACGTTCCCATTCGTAGGCCAACAGCTTCTGCTCATCGTCCGACATGTCAAATTCTACGCTGTTCTGTCTATTCTTTGTGTCCTGGAATCTTGCCTCACGTAGCACAAACGCCTCATCGAGTTCAGCTGTAGGATCAGCATATCGCTGGGAGAACTCTTGGAAGCTGAAACTTCTATGACGTAGAATCTGTCGGGCAATGTCTCTTGTTGTGGTGATTTCAAGACAGGCTGAGACCATTTCGAGTGGGCTCCAGTGCTGGTGCTTGACAAGGTATCGAATGAGTTTTTCGGCTGTTTCTGTATTGAATTGGTTTGCGGGATTGGACACACGGGCGCAATACGCAATGAGTTCCTGCGCATCATCGATGCCCATGCTTGCGAATTCTGAGGTGGGTTGACTGTATGATAAAAGTTTAACATTCATTTTCTAATCTTTCGTATCTTGTTCTTGAATAAGTGCTTCAAGAGTTTTGTAGTTGTCGTAGGCCTTTTTAAGGGCCTTATATTTTTCTAACTTCTTAGGGTCCGGTACAAGTATAGCAAGCCGTTCGTTAATCTTTTCTAATGTCTTAACTATGCTTATGCCCTGGACAGTTAGATCACCTTCTATAACTGCATTAGTACTTACATGAAGTCCTGACCCTGTTAGATTGCTATTGGCTGTAATAGTTCCCCAATTGCTACTGCTTCCTGTGCCATACAGATAGGAACTACTGGTTCCACCGGCATTAATTGTTACGTTGCCATAACTAGGCCAAGTAGAGGCAGTGGTAGTATAAACTATAGGATTTGCTAAGATAGCCACGTTAGTCCACTAACCTTGCCCTTAGCTCAGTGAAGCCGCCGACTAGCTCTTCGTCTAAGAAAATTTGTGGAACTGAACGAGCATTTGGTACTGCTTCTAGTAGGTCTTCTTTTGAGTACCCATCACCGATCTTGCGTTCTTCAAATTCTATACCTTTCTGTGTTAACAGGGCCTTGGCCTGATCACAATAGGGACAGTTATACTTTGAGTAAACAATAGCTTTCATATTTTAATCCTTATAGGTCTGGTAAATCTTCATATGTAACCTCGTCTGACATGACGCCAATTACATAGTTTGTAGATTCGTTTTCTTGTAGAGCAGTCTGCTTCTTATTGATGTTCACGTGTTTATTAAACCACGGAATAGGACTGTTACGTGGATGATCTTCAGCATACTTGATGCCAATTTCTTTCAAGCGAACAAACGCTGTATGGTCGACAAAGTCTTTTAGAATAGCGGCGTTGAGTCCAATGACTACACCCTTACTAAACAAATAGTCAGCCCATGCTTTTTCTTCAGCGATAACGTCCAAGTACATTTGATACACTTCAGCTTCGCATTGTTCTTTTGCTTTGACAAATCGTTCATCATCTTTGACTACATTGTTGATCAACCAAGCAGTCCACTCGGCATGTAGGATTTCATCCTGTAGGATCAAACTGATAATGTTACCATTACCAATGTAGATCTTGTTTTCTACCATTGCCAAACTTGTAGCAAATGATACCATAAAACGAAGTGCTTCTAGTGCGTAGCTTGCGTTCAGTGCCAGCCAAATTGCTTTGATATAATCTTCTTCTTTGACTTCTACTCCGCACTCTTTTTTACAGTTTAGTTGATGTAGATCTTCGTAGTACTTGCCAATGTTTGCGGCCATGTCTACGATTTCTTTAGTGTCGTGGATCTTATTGAACTCTTCTTTAGGTACACCATAGACATTGCGAATAATATGCGAATATGATTTACTGTGGATGTTGGTTTCAAAGAAACTCCAGTTACTGACCAATGCTTCTAGTTCTGGGATCGAGATGACTGGGCTGAATACTTGATTGGGCGCACGACCTTGGATTGAATCCAACGCGGTCTGGCGAAGCAGATTGCTGGTAAAGATATGCTTAATAGCATCGTTGGCATCTTTATGATCCATCTTGTCTTTGGTAAGACTGATCTCCTCTGGTACCCAAAAGAAACCACGTGCTAGTTCTTCAAACTTGGCAATCTTAGGATACTTGACTTCTTCAAAACGCTGTACTGTAACTGGACCTTCTGGATCCAGGAACATCTTGCGCTTTAGGTAGTTTGTTTGTTTTGATATGTCGTATTGTGCCTTGCTCATAGTTTACATGCCTCGCAATCATCTTCTAGTGGTTCATAAAGTATGGCATTGTCGGAAGTCATAATTCCTGTACTGTGTCCATTAACTCTAATTTCATTTGTGCCAGTAACACTTTGTTTAGCACCAACCTTGTTGATTAAACTGTAGTATACAGTCTTTAAGCCCCATTTGTAAGCCAACATTAAGTTTTTGGCAATCAATGTTCCCGGAACCTTTCCGCCAGCAAAGAAAGCTGGATTATAGAATGTGTTGGTACTTAGGCTTTGATCAATATATGCGGCTAATACACAGGCTGTTTTCAAATATGGTAAACAGTCTGATTGATCCCACATCAACTGATACTTGTTCTTTAGACGTTTGTACTCTGGCACGACCTGTACAAACGATCCAGCTTTGGATTCCTTCACAGAAATCAATTCCATCGGCATTTCAATTCCGTTGGTGGAGTTTAACACAACCGAGCTGGACTCGACCGGTGCCACGGCCATTAGTGTAGCATTACGGATACCATACTTCAACAGGTCGGCTCGTAATGTTTCCCAATCTAAACTAGGTGTAAAGTCTGTCAGTTCATCTACACCTTTATTTCTGCGTTCCCATGGAAAGATTCCTTTACCATAGAATGTCTGTGCTGACTTGCCGCAAGCACCTCGCTCCTTGGCCAGTTCAACACTGGCTTCAGTTAGGTAGTATGCTTGATGTTCTATCCAACGCTTGACTTCAGCAAGTGCTTCCGGGGTGCCGTATTTTAGGCTACGCTTGGCGTGCCAGTAGGCTAGATTAGTAACGCCAACGCCGAGAGGCTCGAAATCTAAATTAGCTAACCTACTTTGTACCGACAAGAAGTCTTGGTACTGAAGCAGGTTACTTAGACTACGCACCAGTACGCGAGCACTCTTACGCATCTGTTGTGGATTGTTAAACGCACCCCAATTCTGAGATCCCAGTGTACATAACGCTATGCGTCCCGCTTCGTCTTCAATGCGTTGGAAAGGCTTAGTTGGTAATAGGATCTCTTGACAAAGGTTACTTTGATAGATTGGATCCATTGTAGTATCAAATGGTCCTTGAGCAATGACATTGTCGATGTTTACTAGATAGATACGGCCAGTATCTGTCCGCTCTTTTAAAATACCATTCTTGAAGATTTCTTCAGCTGATACAACTTTCTTTTTCTTTGTTTTATCTTGTTCGTACTTTAGATACAGAGTTTCAAATTCTTTTGAGTCTCTATAGTAGGCTTCGTATAGGTCCGGAACTTCTGCTGGATCAAACAGGCTTATCGTTTCTCCGCGCTTGTAACGATTCCAGAACATGGCATTGACCACTACTGAGTAGTCCATTTGACGAACACGGTTTTCTTCTGTACCTTGATTGTTTTTAAGTACGATCAAATCTTCAAATTGATAATGCCAGACGGGAAAAGTAACAGTACAGCTAGCGTTACGGATGCCGCCTTGACTACATGATCGTAGATCGGCAAACCACTTCTTAAGAAAGGGTATCATACCCGTGTGCTTGATTTCACCATTGCGAATAGGGGCGCCTAATGGGCGAATGCGACCAATTTCGAGCCCAATTCCGGCTCGTTTTGACGCATATTTGGCCATCATTTCGCCGGCTGCAAAGATTGAATCCAAAGTGTCATCGGCGCTAATGAGTACGCAACTGCTAAACTGCTTAGTGGTAGTGCCCAACCCAGCAAGTACTGGTGTTGCCAAAGTAAAGTGTCCATCTGAGGCACATTCGTAATATTCTTTAACATATTTTAATCTAACGTCCTTATTTTCGTTATGAAACGCAGTCGCGGCAGCGATGGCATATCGTACTTGTGGCGTTTCATAGATCTTTCCTGTGGTACGATTCTGTACCAAATATTTTTCTGCCAATTGAGCAATGGCGGCATAGGTGTATTCTTCATCTTTGCTGTGGTCAATGAATAGATCAATGATGTTCCATTCGTCTTCGGTATACCATTCCAGCAGTTCGCCAGTGTACATACCTGCGCTGACATTTGTCTTAACTATGTCGTATAGCTTAGGAGGATCATATTCTCCATAGACTTCTTTACGTAGCATTGACACACGTTGGCGTCCTGCTACATATTGATAATTTACATTGTTGATTTCTGTGTTTTCTGTTTCATCGATCAAGTCTACCATTGCTTTCAATAATAGTTCGTCGATAGTCTCAGTAGTCATGCCATCGTGTAGTTCTATTTGAGCTTTGATCTCGATCATAGATTGACTAACACCATCAATCCCCCTACACGCATTAGCTACTTGTCTTTGTATCTTACTTACATCGAGCGGAACTCGTTCGCCGTTACGTTTAACTACTGTGATCATATTCTTTACCTGTGTTATTATGTGTCAGCCGCCTGCGGCCGTAAATCTTTGCTAGACAGATATTTACCTGGGTCTATCAACGACTACTAGGTTTTCTAGTCTAAATGAATCAGGCACGCTAGCGGCCTTTACAGGCTTGGTATCGTCGTAGTTAAGTATCCACTTATTGTCTACGCAAACTATATTATACGCTAAGTTTTTAGCATTGTCTACAAGAGTTTGAACTTGTATGTCCGATGTAGAATATCTTTCGGTATACTTTAATGACCAAGCCATCATCACGGCTTTGGTAAAATCATCATAACGATTTTCTACTATAATATCCCAAGGAGTGGGCCACGCTTTGGGATTGTACTGATCTACATTCTTGTTAAATGGAATGAACGGACACCCATTCCAATATTCGATTACATCAAGCAGTGGATCATTAGACGTTTCCAACGACTCTCGAAACTCTTTCCAACTGCTCAATCTCTCGTCCGGAGACTTTGAGAACATTTATTACCTTTGATTAACCAATTTCTACACTAGCACCTGTACCGGCGCTCATAACTGCTTTAATATTAAATGTAACAGTTCCGTTGGCATCTGTCAAGTACTTTATAACGATAGAGTTGTTGGTAAAAATTGCCGAAAACACAGGATTGTATGAACCAGCATCGGCACCTTGGAAAGAAAACTCGTCACGTAGCTGTACACCCAATGTTTTACTATAGTTGATGATAAGTCGACCTGTTCTTACTGAATCGACTTTGTTGGCAACATAGTCAACTTCAATCAACGCATTTGAATTGGTAGATACAGGAATAACAGTCAGTGGTCGCAGATTAGATGGTATATTTGGATCTGGGGCTATGTTGGCTGTTAACGGTTGACGAGTTTGGAATATATGGTTGCCAGTGACCAAAGGCAAGATAGTGGTGGCGATCAAATCCGAACCAATTCCATCTTGAGCTGACACTATGGGTTGGACATATTGAAAGCGACCAAAATTATCGTTGATAGAAGTACACTCTACTGATTTGAAAGTGATAACTGGAGATACATAACTTAGATTATCTTGGCCGCCGCCCAAATTGGTCAATCCAGCGCCTACATCCATTCTAAAAATGTTATTCTCAGAAATCACGTTTGTAGTGGTTGACCCGGTATCAACAAGGATAGCTTCGTAATAGATCTTTTCAAAGTAATTTTCGCTGATTGAAACTGCGTAGGGGCTAAGACCTGTGAATGCGCCGTTGGCCAATCGAATAGCGCGGTCATTATTGGTAAATGAGTTGTTTCGGATCTTAACATTGGCAATACCGTCAATAGAAATAATGCCATGTGTTAATTTATCGAACTGACAATTTTCAATCGTTATATTAGTATTGTCAAGTTTCGAATCATTATTATAACGAATTGAAATTCCTGTAGCGACATCTGCGGCCACTGTTTGGCCTAGGTCATACGTGCCCTTGAATGTACAGTCAGCAACTTCGGTATTGTGTGCTTTATCCAAGATAATAGTAGGTGATACATTAGTTGTTGTAAAGCTGGCATCATATAAAAAAGAAATTCCTTTTACTGATACGTTGTCAACACTACCTAGAATATTTGTACCAAAATATTTTGTACCTGTCGAGTCTACACCTATTGTTTGGAATACAGTTGTATTAGTGGACAACATGGTAATGCTGGTCTTGCCAGGAATACCTTGTATTCTAGCATTCGATGGAAGATAAATTGTTGCCGTTAGATTGTAATTTGTAGGGTTAAGTGCTAGTACGGGTCCGTTAACAATACTCGAGGTAGTGATATATAAAGAATCAATTGCCTGCTGCAATGCTTTGGTAATGTCAGAACTGTCATTGCCCCCAAAGTCTTTGATATTGACATTATCATCTAGCTTGGCCTGGATAGTACGACCAACAGCACCGATAGGATGTAAAGGATCACCGTTTAGCGAACGATTTAATTTATAGGTATAGTTACTGGCTGTGAATGTGGCTAGAATATTAGTTAAGCTAGGAACTGTTAAAACTTCAATGTTTTCAACAGCGGGTGCGCCCTCGTCGACTGAACCGCTACCAATCCATAAACGCTGTTGATCTACTGCCCAGCCAAACTCTCCGCTGGCTAATTGTGGTAACCCGCTTGGAGTTGATAAGTCTGCTACGCCTCTGCGTATTTGAATTCTAGATATCTGAATAACGGCCATGGTAAATTCCCTGTTATAGGGTATTTATGCCGTTATGTTATAGTATTCCTCTACCTTCTTAAGCCACATGTCTTCGTATTTGTTGTAATCGCCGGGCAATAGGTCAAACTGCTGATACGTTTCACCGCCTACTTTCATAGGATCATCACCTCTACTACACATAAACACTACACCACGTTTAATGTTGGTTTTGTAGACTTCATTATGTGCTAAGATATAGGCAACTAGTTGAATAAAGTAATCTTCTACCCATTCACGCTTTTTAGGTTTATTAGTCTGCTTATGATCCATAACAGCAGGTTCACCGTCATACACTCCTACTAGGTCAGTAGTTCCGCTATACAGTCCCGGAAAGTATAGTGTCTGTTCCATGGCCCAGACTTCGTTTACCTTGCTCAACCCATTTTGAATAATTTGGTCAGCCATTGCGTTGGCTTTGACATGTACAGGATTATTTCCAGGTTTACGTTCTACACCTGCTAAGAAGCATTCAATATTCTTGTGCATCGCTGTACCAACACCACTTGCTTCTTTAGTAATCTGATTAGCATTTTCTTCACCAACACGTTTCTTCCATTCAATCAAATGGGTCATGTCTTTGGTTGCCCCAAGAATAGTAGTGACACTAGGTGTCTTTAAACCATCCGGAGTTAGATAAACTCGCTTACGAGTTATTGGATCATTGATTTGAGTACAATTTTGATATTGATATCTCTCAATGAATGGAGGTGGTGTTATTATAGTTGTAGTCATATACAACTAATTATAACACACTTATTCTAAATGTCAAATATCTGGAGAAAGTTTTTTAGCACCACTAGAAGCCATGGCATCAATGTCTGGTCCTTGTGCTCTTCCCGGTGCTTGATCCTCGCCAGGACCGGGGACTTTGGTACTCAGTACGACTTTTTCTTCGTCGTAATTTTTTACCAATTTTTTTAAATCTTCGTTACCGCTATAAAGGCTATCAAATGAATCGTAGTCAATTTCAGCATAACCCATGTTCTTCATGATGTTACTTAGGGCTGGATAAGATAACACAAGGGAGGTATTTTTACTATCTCCCCTGCCTAATTGATTTCTCAGTACAGTAACAAGATCACTAACATAGCGATCATCAACTTCGAAGAGTCTCATCTTATCTGGCTAAAGAGCGCATTAAGGTGTGACTTTCTGCTAGCTTACTGGCAAACAGTCTACGAGACTCACGCATTTCGCGTCCTGGAGTTTCCATGCCACCTGCGGCCGCATCAGAACCAGCAAACTCGTCACCGCCTTCGATATCATCTTGGCCTGGATTTTCCATATCATCCATGCCACCCATATCATCCATGCCACCCATTGGTGTCTGTGCTGGTGCTTCACCTGCTAGTACGGCAACAGAGTTGGAAATTTCTTCACGGGCCTGTGTCAATGCCTGTAGTGCGGCATCCAATGCTGGCTGTACACTAGACTTAAATGTCTCAGCTTCTTGTTGACCAAAGTTAGCACGAATAGCATCTGCTAGTTCGATCATTGACTTGGTTTGGTATTGACCAACACGAGTCATCCAGCTGGTAAAGTCATTAACCATATCAGTACCGGCTGTGATTGATTTGGCTTTGCCTTCTTCGTCTTCAATGATGAAACGAACAATGGCTTCGTTAACAATCTTAACATTACGCTTGTGTGATGATTCTTTGACTTTTTTCTTTGCTTTCTTTTCATCAGCATCGTCACTAGGACCTGACAGTTGATCAGTCTTACGTGTAACACGTTGAGCTGGATGCTTCTTGCCGCTCTTGTCTGTCCATGTGGTAGTTGTTTTGTCAAACTTGCCTGTTTCTTCTGCCACGCTTTCGTCCTTCTTACCAGCACGTAGCTTTTTAAAATCATCAGCATCTAATTTGCCGTTGTGATTTTTGTCTAGCTTGGTTTGTTTGCCTTTTAGGGCTTCAGTTTTTTTGTTCATTGTTGTATCCTCAGTACCTTCTTTGGTTTTCTTTTTAGTTAAATCGTTCTTACCTTTACCATCGGCAGCAAAGGCTGGAACTTTCTTACCGTTCACAGTCTTCATTGGCAGTTTGCCTTCTCCGACGATTTCTTTGATACGAAGATTAAGAATGTCAATAACATGCTTGTCTTTTTGATGTGACTCATTTGACAACAAATCATTAAAACTTGCCTTGCTTTCTGTATTATGA